AGGCGATAAGCGTTTGGAATATAGCATCGGTTGAGGATGAACCCGATACTAAACTAACACAGTGGAGAATCTTCTCTGTACGTGGTGGCGCTATCTCCCCCGACGGTAAAGAAACTGTCCACTTTGTTGGTTATACAGATGGTTGGCATGGTGAAGGACGAGTTTGTTCTGCCGTTCAAACATTTGATGGCGCTGCTCGTAAGGGCGTCACAAAGAGTGGTCGGATATATGAATTAGTGGGCGATTCAGGCTATAATAGCGATGCTATGTATGTCTGGAGTCGTTGGCTCAGCATAAATGGTAATCCAGAAGTTGAAGATATAACAGATAGTTACCCAGGAAAATAAATGGAAATCGCAAATGTAAAAATGTGGGTTGGAGATATGGAAGTAGAGCAGTCAGCTCTTGACCAAATTTTCAACATCTCCCAATTGCCGGTATTGGCTGGCCATATTGCTATTATGCCGGATGTGCATATGGGCAAGGGTGCAACGGTGGACCAAGTATGGCACTACGAACTTCATGATGGTGCATGGAAGTTGAACGGTATTGAGACCGTATAATACCAGTTGACTACATAGTAGATCTAACTTATAATTAGGGTGTGCAGGAAACTGTGTACCCTTTTCCATTTAGGAGTGTTATGGGATATGTAGCTGAGAAAAGTAATATTAGGACTCTGCGTGAAGGCGATCCTATGTTCCATATTGTTGGAAATGTTACATTGACTCCACGTGCCGGATTCGAGATTACCGAACATTGCCCTAATGAATATGTTAGTCTCGTAACGCAGGCAATTCGAAACGGATGGTTAAAGCCTATTGCATATGTACGTGATGATGAATTGATGTGGGATAAGATAAAAGGTTGATATGAAAGTTCAAGTTCATAAATGCAGGATTACAGGAAAACTCTTCGAAGATAAGGATCGGGCGAAGTATATCCTGCATTTGAAGGCTATGCGAACAAAGCAGAAAGAACTGCGTCTGCACGAAAAAATTCGTAAGGAATTTGCTGTATGGCTTACGCAAAAGAAAGATCAGAGATTTATGATCCTAATGATATTATTCCGTGGTTCATGAAGAATCAACGATACATTATGGATGCGGCCAACGCGCTAAAATTCCCAGATGATAAGAAATATCAACGTGGATTTCATCCAGATGATAAATTTACTGATATAGAGTTACGAATTAAATATAGTCCGTGTGTATCTAATTCACACCAATGTCCCGATAATGGTATAACAAATTGGTGTGCTAAGAATCCCGGTGTTACCAGTTATCCCGGATGGGAAGGCTATATCAATGGTACTTTGGTAAGACCCTCAAAGTACAATTGGTCTTATCCGTATAGTGAAGCACTCGAGATTGTCGGATTAAAGACTGGCACAGGTGGTGGTGGCAATGATAGTTGGAATTATGGTGGCAATGATAGTTGGAATTATGATGTCAAGGTTTTTCTTGATGATTGGCCCGGACTCGGCCAGATACTTGTTGTAAATAAACTGAAAGGTGTATTTTAAGTGTAATTCCATTCAGGATATTTTAACGATATGAGATTTTTATAAATTACCGCTTCAGAAATACCTAACGAAATAGCAGCATATTTTACACTAGAATAATTATTTCCTAAAATTATTATAGATCTTCTCATTTTTTGTTTCGTTTCTTCTGACAACTTTCTACCTTTATTTGCTGCACTAATTTTTTGTTTCGTTTCTTGAGAATGTGGTGTCATAATCTGTAATTTTCGAGCAGTCTTTATTTTCTGTATTGTTTCTTCACTCTTCGGAATGCCATGCTTACCTTTGTTTGATCTGGATCGTTTCAGTTTTGTTTCTTCTGATTGTTTCTTACCCTTATTTGCTTCTGATAATTTTTGTCGTGTAGATATCGAACGATGGGTGCCCACGCATCCGCCATCTAACCCATTCTCTGGTTTTAAGTTAGCCCATTCTTTAGATTCTGATATATTATTTTCAGCCGAAAAACTTAGTGCATAGCTTTCAAGATCAGCCTGTTCTGTAAATAATTGATACCATATAGTAGATACATTATGCCCATGTTCTTTAAGATGTAATAACCAATATTTTCCCGATCCATTATATTTGGTTGGATCAGTCTTAACAGTCTTCCCAAAATATTTTAATCCTGTAATATTGTGTTGCTTTATATAAAGCCAAGTCGGCCGATAATTTATCATTATATGTATATTTATCTTGACAGTGGCAATGTATATGTTATAATATAAATATATTTATTATAGATAAGGAATGATATGTCTGTATCTGAAAATTTCGGATGGATTGGCTGGTGTAACGAAGACAACCACGATAAAGTCTGGGGTTATTTCTATCGGCCTACGCCTAATGCAAGTACATGGACTCGTAAGAACGACGGCTGGAATTGCTGTGTTTTTTGGGCAAGACGCGGCAAGGCAATGCAGTTTAAGTCCAACGTGACGGGCTATGAGCTCGACAAACTTGTCCAGGCCAAACTCAAGAAGGGTTACGACAAGATTAGCCAACCAAGATTGTTTGAGATTTGGCCAACCTTTATTGCAGAAGCAGAAGGCAAGCTGATGTGGGACGTTCTGGCTGGAAAAGTGAAATAACCACTTGACGCTATATAATAAATATAGCATAATAGACACATAGCAAGATTTTTAACCCCAGGAGTATTTAACAATGGCTACACTTGATACACACCGCACAGAACGCCCACGTGACGTCCGCACCCTTCTTACTCGTTGTATGAAGGTTGGGCGCCCTGCAATGATTTGGGGTCCTCCCGGTATTGGTAAGTCTGAACTGATTGCGGAAATTGGTGCTGAAACCAATCGTCCCGTGATTGACATGCGTCTGCTCTTGCTTGAGCCGACTGACTTGAAGGGCATTCCTTACTTCGACCCAGATTCGAAGACGATGAAATGGGCACAACCCGCCGACCTGCCATCCGATGCTAACGGACTCAACAACGCGATTTTGTTCTTGGATGAAATCAATGCTGCTCCAGCAAGTGTGCAGGCCGCAGCTTATCAGCTGATTCTTAATCGGCGCGTTGGCGAATATCACTTGCCGAAGGGTGTGTCGATGGTTTGCGCTGGCAACCGCGACAGTGATAAGGGTGTTACCTATCGTATGCCCAGCCCTCTTGCGAATCGTTTGGTCCACGTTGAAATGGCTGCAAATTTCGAAGACTGGCAAAAATGGGCAATTGGCAACCGTGTCCACGCCGACGTGGTTGGTTTCTTGTCGCACCACAAACAAAAATTGTTTAACTTCGACAGCAAGAGTCCGGACAAGGCATTTGCTACACCGCGTAGCTGGGTGTTCGTTGGTCAGCTGATTACAGATGATCTTCCAGAGTCGATGAATACTGCATTGGTTGCAGGTACGGTTGGCGATGGTTTGGCAACTGAATTTAGCGCACACCGTAAGGTTGCTGCTCGTATGCCAAAGTCGGAAGACGTGCTGATGGGCAAGGAAAAGGGCTTGAATGTCAAGGACCTGAGCGCTATGTACTCGCTGACTATTTCCATGTGCTACACGCTCCAGGAATGGGTTGCAAAGGCAAAGGGCAAAGAAGACGGCTTTGGGATGAATGAATGGCACGAATGTGTTGATCACTTCTTCACATACATGATGGATAACTTCCAGACTGAAATGATTGTGCTGGGTGCCAAGACTGCGCTTCGCGACTATGCGCTGCCAATCAACCATCGTCAACTGAAGACATTTAAAGTCTTCCATGAGAAGTTTGGTAAGTACATTCTGGAGGATTAAAAGGATTACTCCGTGACACGCTACACATTAAAAACTTTCTATGGTACAGAGCAAATCGAACGCTTTGACCATAGAAATAGCGTTAAGTTGCGGAGTATCCTTTCTCATCCAAGATATGACCGCGCTGGCCAGACTGGACCGTTTGGTGAAGTAATAAAGCATCCAGACAGATTTGAAATATTTGATTCTTTAATGGAAAAGATATTTCAGGGCAACATTAAAGAAACTCAAGTCTTTA